ATTCGGTTATACCAGAACAAATCCCCCAAATGTAATTGCACCCTTCCCCCAAGGGTCTACGGAATTGATTAAAAGTATATCAATTGCTCAAGGATTTGATGGAGTTATTACAGGAATTGCTGTAACTGATGGATTAAATGGTGCATCGTTAGCATTAGAATTTAAAATTGTTAGAGATCCTGCTGTATATACTGATTTAAATATTGGATATCCAATTTATATTAATAATACTAGAGTTGGTAGTGGAGTTACTTCTATTGAATATAATGATAATGATACTGTTGCTATAGGAACTGCATTTTTAGATAATATCTACCACATTCACGGTATCAATAAAACTTTGGGAATAATTACTTGTAATGTTGCATCAGACACTAGTATTGTTGGTATTGCCACTACAGGAACTGTTCATTATCCTGTTGGAACTTTCTCATGGGGAAGATTATCTGGATTCTCTAGGTCAAATCCAGTATCAATAGCTGTTACTGGTAAAACTCTTGATGTTGGACTGTCAACTTTTGCAAGTGTTCAAAGGAGAGGAACTGGATTAAGAAATGTCGGACCTTTGAAAAAGCGGGTAATGGGATTATAAATATAGAAAAAAAGTATTATAAATGTCCGCAATTGTAACAGATCAATTTAGAATACTGAACGCCTCCAATTTCGTAAATTCCATTGAAACTGGCAGTGATTCATATTATGTCTTTGTAGGACTTCCAAACCCTCAGTCGAATGATGGTCCTGGAAGAAATGAAAACTGGGATAGACTTGATATCCCGGACCCCAATTTGGCAGTTGTTCCAAATCCTGTTGATAATTTCTCATATCTAGATCATTATGGGCAGATGTCAATATTTGGTAAAAAGATAACTGGATCTACAATAAGAAGAGCTGTAAGAAGAATTGATTGGACGCAGGGAACTAGATATGAAATGTATCGACATGACTATAGTGTTATAAATCCTTCCCCAAACTCCAATAGTAATAGATTATATGATACCAATTACTATGTGATGAATTCTCAATACCAAGTATACATCTGTATAGATAATGGATCTTCTGGAATTAATACAAATGGCAACCAATCAAAGGATGAACCAGTATTTACAGATTTAGAACCATCAAGAGCAGGGGAAAGTGATGATGGATATCTTTGGAAATATTTGTATACCGTTACTCCTAGCGACATTGTAAAATTTGATTCAACTGAATATATCACCATTCCAAGTCAATGGGAAACATCTACAAACCCCCAAATTGTCTCTGTGAGAGAAAATGGAGATTCCTCTATAAACGAAAATCAAATTAAAAAAGTTTATATTGAAAATACCGGAAAAAATTATTCTTCAGGAGAAGTTGATATTTTAGGTGATGGAACTGGTGGAAGAGTTTTTATAGATGTTAATGAAAATGGAGAAATTACAACTGCTTTGGTAACTTCTGGTGGATCTGGATATAGTTATGGTATAGTTGACCTTGGACCTTTACAACCTTCAGGAAGTTTACCATATCCGGCAAACTTAATTCCAATTATCCCACCATCTAGAGGTCATGGATATGATATTTATAGGGAACTGGGAGCGGATAAACTTTTAATTTATACTAGATTTGATGATTCTACCAAAGATTTCCCAGTTGATACAAAATTTTCTCAAATTGGTATTGTAAAAAATCCAACTAAATTTATTTCAACGGAAACTTTTGTTGAAAGTCAGTTTTCAAGTTTGTATGCACTAAAAGTTACTCCAACGTCTAACAATACACCAGAAATTGGCGAAAAAGTCTCACAAGATACTGATGGTACTGGAAATAGAATTGCCGTTGGATATGTTGCATCATATGATACTGAAACTAAAGTTTTAAAATATTTTAAAGATAGATCTTTATATTATAATCCATCATCCTATGATACTAGGGATTATTTTGATGTCTCCGTAAAGGCGAATGCTACTATAGATTTTGTTTATACTGGAGGATCAATATCTACTCCTAGTGGATTTACGGCATCTATAGATAATTTTAGTGGGATTTCAACAGTTCCAACAAATAGTACAAAAATAGTAAACTTAGGAACTGAATTTCAAAATGGTGTATCTCTACCAGAGATAAATAAAGAATCGGGGGATATTATTTACATCGATAATAGACCTTTAATTTCTAGAAATCTTAGGCAAAAAGAAGACGTTAAAATTATCCTGGAATTTTAAAAAATGGCCCAAAAAACAAACCTTAACGTAAGTCCATATTTTGATGATTTTGATTCGGGTAAAGACTTTTATAAAGTTTTATTTAATCCAGGGCGACCTATTCAAACAAGAGAATTAAATACTCTACAATCAATATTACAAAATCAAATTGAATCGTTTGGAAGTCACATTTTTAAGGAAGGGTCTGTAGTTATTCCTGGGGGAATTAGTTACGACTCTCGTTTTTATGCAGTAAAATTAAACCCAACTGCTTTTAATATTGATATTTCGATTTATATCAAAAATTTTATAGGGAAAAAAATAAAAGGTCAAGCATCCGGAATTACAGCATCTATACAACATGTTGAATTTCCTAATGGTGGAGATATTGATTATCTCACAATATATGTAAAATATCAAGAATCTGATACTGATTTTGTAGCATCGCAATTTATTGATGGTGAGGGTTTGAGTTGTGTTGAAAATGTAGTTTATGGAAATACTACAATTTCAGCAGGAACTGTATTTGCGTCGTTGATATCTGAAAATGCCACATCCATAGGATCAGCAGCGTCAGTCAATAGTGGAATTTATTTCGTCAGAGGTACTTTTGCGAGGGTATTAAAGCAGACTTTAGTATTAGATTACTATACAAATACACCATCATACAGAGTTGGACTGCAGATAATTGAAGATGTAATTTCTGCGAAAGATGATCCATCTTTATATGATAATGCAAAAGGATTTAGTAATTATGCAGCTCCCGGTGCAGATAGATTTAAAATATCTTTGGTTTTAACCAAGAGAGAATTGAGTGATTATTCAAGTGATACTGATTTTGTAGAATTATTGCGTGTTAATGATGGATTGGTCCAAAAAATTCAATCAAAAAGTGAATATAGTATTATAAAAGATTATCTGGCTCAGAGAACATATGATGAGTCTGGAAATTATTCAGTTACCCCATTTACAGTAACTGTAAATAATTCATTAAATAATAGATTGGGAAATGATGGGTTATATTTTGATAATGAACAAACAGATAGTGGAAATGATCCAAATGATGACTTAATGTGTATTAAAGTATCTCCAGGAAAAGCCTATGTAAGGGGATATGATGTTGAAAAAACTGGTACAACTATAATAGACGTTGAAAAACCAAGAGATAAAAATTTGGTTTCTGGTATTGGTGTCCCATTTGAAATGGGTAATTTAATTAGAGTTAATAATGTTAGTGGATGTCCAACAGAAAGAAGTACGATAGATCTTTATAATAGAAGAATTTTAGACTCAAATTCTGTAAAAATTGGTGAG